AAAGGTGATCTAAGAGCTATTACAATATACTTAGATAGAAGATTTGGAAAACCAACAGAAACAAAAGACATAACAGTAAATAAAGATTTGCCACTGTTTATTGATTGATGAAACCAGAAAGAACAACAGCAGTTAAAAGGTTAAGGAAACTTAATCAAAGAACTAAGATTGTAAGAGGTGGATCTAGTGCTGGTAAGACAATAGCAATTCTATGTATTTTAATAGACTATGCTTTAAGACACGAGAACAAAGAAATAAGTGTAGTTAGTGAATCAATACCACATTTGCGTAGAGGTGCTTTAAAAGACTTCTTAGGCATTATGAAAGGTCTAAATAGGTATAGGGAAAAAGAATTTAATAGAAGCACTTTAAAATACGAATTTTGGACAGGTTCTTACATAGAGTTCTTTTCTACTGACCAACCTGACAAACTAAGAGGTGCTAGAAGAACAGATCTTTATATCAACGAATGTAACAACGTACCATTTAGCAGCTACCAAGAATTAAGTATAAGAACATCTGAAAACATTTGGCTAGATTATAATCCAACTTCTTTATTCTGGGTCGACAAAGAATTGATAGGGCAATCTGATACAGACTTTATTACACTTACTTACAAAGACAATGAATCACTACCAGAATCAATAGTAAACGAACTAGAGAAAGCTAGAGTAAAAGCAAAGACTTCTAGCTATTGGAAGAATTGGTGTAGAGTTTATTTAGATGGTGAAGTAGGAAGTTTAGAAGGTGCTTGCATTCCAGACTGGAAAGAAATTGACATGATACCAGAAGAAGCTAGATTGCTTTGTGCTGGATTAGACTTTGGTTATTCTGTAGATAGTTCTGCTATGTGCTTACTATACAAATACAACGATAGCTACATATTTGATGAAGTGCTTTATAAAACAGGAATGTTAAATAGAGACATATCTAATTTTATCAAGAACAATAATATTGACTGTTACATCTATGCAGATTCAGCAGAACCTAAATCAATTGCAGAAATAAGACTTAGTGGTGTAGATGTTTATCCAGTAACTAAAGGCAGAGATTCTATTGTGTATGGTATTAACCTAATAAATCAGAATGAAGTATTTGTAACATCAAGAAGCAAAAACCTAAAGAAAGAATTAGAAGGTTATATCTGGATGAAAGACAAACAAGGCAATAGTTTACAGAAGCCAAACCCTATGACAGGAGACCATGCAATAGATGCTGCTAGGTATGCCATGATGATGGAATTAGAAAATCCTAATAGGGGAACTTATCATTTATATTAAAAACGTGGATATCATTTTAAACATTATAACGGATAACTAATATGAAGCTAACACTAAACATACCCGAATCACTAAGCGAAGTTACTTTAGATCAGTACCAGCAATGGTTAAAAGTTGCAGAAGATAAGGAGCTAGACAACTTCTTACAGCAGAAGATGATAGAAATATTCTGTGGTGTAACGCTGAAACAAGTAATGCTGATTAAAGCAAAAGATATAGAATCAATAGTGGTTCAAATATCTAAGCTATTTAATCAAAAAGAAAATAAGTTCATTGACAGATTTAAATACCAAGATCAAGACTTTGGTTTTATACCTAAGCTAGATGACATGACTTTTGGAGAATATGTAGACTTAGATACTTACTTAGCAGACTGGCAACTAATGCACAAAGCAATGAGTGTATTATATAGACCAATAACTTTTAAGAAGAAGAATCAATACTTGATAGAAGAATATGAAACTGCTGATAAGTACAACATGAAACAAATGACTTTAGATGTTGTGTTTGGCTCAATGGTTTTTTTTTGGAAACTAAGAAACGAATTACAGACTCATATCCTGAATTATTTGGCGAATCAAACGGAAGTGCCGATCTCTCAAGAACTTCAGGATTCTCTCAAAAATGGGGCTGGTATCAATCTATCTATGGACTGGCAAATGGAAGCATCCTCCACTTTAATGAAATAACTAAACAAAAATTACATAAGTGTTTAATGCAGTTAGCATTTGAAAAAGATAAATATGAACTAGAGCAACACCTACTAAAAAGAAACAAATGACAAGGGAAGAAATATTAGATATAATAATAAATAAAGAAGATCTACAAGACTATGAGTATGTAATGCTAGCAGATGGTTTTGAAGATGCTTTTTTAGGTATTACTGTAACTAAACCCAAGAGAGTAATTTATGACTATTGGAAGTGTTTAGACTGTATCATACATAAAGAGGGTGTAGACTTTGATGATGCCATTGATTACTTAGAAGAATTTGTAGAAGAAGATTTAGGTGAAGGAACACCATTATATATAAAAAGCACATGAAAAGTTTTTACAACGTAATAGACAGTATTAAGACAGCAGTAAATGCAGAACCATTTAACAACAATGTAAGTTTTGGAGATATAGCAGACATTGATTTAAGTAAGCAAAGTATTTTTCCATTAGCTCATATCATGGTAAATAATATGACTGTAGAACAACAACACGTTTCATTTAATGTAACACTATTTCTAATGGATTTAGTAGATGTAAGTAAAGAACCAGATGCTAGTTTATTTCTAGGGAATGACAATACACAGGACGTGTTAAATACACAAGCAGCTCTAGCTACTAGAGTTATAAGAGTATTACAAAAAAGCAACCTATACAAACAAGATTTTGAATTGCCTAATGCAGCAAGCTGTGAACCCTTTACTGAAAGATTTGATAATGCTTTAGCTGGCTGGGCAGTAACGTTTGATGTGAATGCTAAAGATGAAATGACTTACTGCTAATGAGTGAATTTAAACAAGCCATAGAAGCTTATGCAAAGTATGTTGTACAACAAGCTAAAAGTAACCTGACAAAAGAAAAAAAAGGTGGTGGTAAGTTATACAACAGTTTAGATTATATCATACAACAAAGAAGAAGTTCTGGTGGTAGATTTGCAACAGGGTATTCTGTAGAGTTCTTAATGGAAGATTATGGAGTTTTCCAAGATCAAGGAGTTAAAGGAAAAGACCCAAGTAAAGTTTCACCTAACGCAAAAATAAAGGGACAACAAGCACCAAATTCTAAATTTAGATTTGGTAGTGGTAAATCAAACAAAACTTTTAAAGATTTTGTAAATCAAATGTCAGCATTTGCACAAAGAAAAAATATAAGATTTAGAGATGATAAAGGAAGGTATAAAAAAGGTGGTTATAAGTCTTTAGGATATGTTATAGCAAGTAACATCTACAATAGAGGACTAAGACCAAGTATGTTTTTTACAAAACCTTTTGAAGCTGGTATTAAAAGATTTGGAGATGATATTGCAGTCTCCTATGGTAATGATGTATTAAAAGAATTAGTTAAAAAATGAGTACAATAATTAGAACAAGAAGCCCTTTCTTTATAAGAACACCACAACAAACAAGTAGCAGTTTAAGTTACTTTCAAATTAACATAACTGTATTTGGTGGTATAGCTACATCATCAGAATTATGTGATGACTTATATGCAGCTTACTCATTACAGAAAAAACCATTAGGAGCAGAAGATTCTGTTACTGTTGATATAAGTGAAATAGTAAACGATCACATAGAGCAAATATTTACTGGTTTTTATTCTGCATCTTCAGAAAAAAGTTCTATTTGGGTGACTGTAACAACATCAGCAAGAGAATCAGATGGAACAGCTATTGGTTCAGTAACAACAAACACTTACTTAGCACAAGAAGGGTATAATAAATTTAAAGAAGGTGTAAACTACACAACTGAACCTATTGCAATGATTAGTGGAACATACCTTGAATATCATAAAGGAACACGTGTTACTATACCAGTAAATGTAGAAAGAGTTACTCGTGTAGAATTTTATAACTCTAATGGAACTTTACTGCAACAAGATAATTATTCTGACAATGGCAATCAAAATCAAAAAATACAATACTCTCAATATGCTGAAACTTATGTAGAAGATTTAACTAAAGCTGTAATATATAATGACTCAACTTTTAAAACTATAAATTTAAAAGGTATTGAAGAATGTAAATATTCAGTAAATAAAATAACATTTGTAAATAGATGGGGAGCAATTCAAGATTTATTCTTTTTTAAGAAGTCAACAGAAACTTTAGAATCAAGAAGTGAAAATTATAATGCAAGTATTTTTCAGGCAAGGAGAGTAAATATTGACCCTGGATCGAGACCAGAAGACCCTTGTAGAATCACAACAGAATATAATTTGTATTCAACAACAGCACACGCAAAGAAAACATTTAATGCTAACGCTACAGAATCAGTTGTTTTAAATACTGGTTTTGTTAATGAATTAATGAATCCATATTTTGAAGAATTAATGGTTAGTGAATACATCTGGCTAACAGATTCTAATGCTAATATTTATCCAGTTAATTTAAAAGATAGTTCATTTACTTATAAAACAGGTTTAAACGATAGGTTAATTAATTACACAATGAGTTTTGATAAATCTTTTGCTTTAGTAAACAATATTAGATAGTGCAAAAAGTTATTCTATACATACAGCCACAGTTAAGAAATACAACAACTACACAAGACTATGTTAGAGTTGATTTAATGGAAGAAGAATTAATTTCATTAACTCAAGTTATTCAAGATGTTAGTGATATAGATAAACTGTTTACTGATTACAGTAGAACTTTTAATTTACCAGCAAGTAAAACTAATAACAAGATTTTTAAGCATTGGTACAATCCAGATATAGAAGGATTTGATGCTAATGTATTTTGTGAATCAAGAATTGAATTAAACCATTTACATTTTAGGTTTGGTAAAATACAGCTTAATGAAGTTGTAATGAAATTTGGAGAACCTTCAATGTATAAGGTAACATTCTTTGGTAATACAGTAACTTTTAAAGATAAGATTAATGAAGACCAGCTTAGTGATTTAGTTTGGTTAAACAACTTTAATCACGATGCAGATGCTGATTATGTAAAAGATGCTTTAGAAAATGGAAAAGATTTTGTTATTGATTCAGTTACTTATAACAATGCAATTATATATCCATTAATAGCACATTCACAAAGTTATATTTATGATGGCACAGGTAGCCAAAGCAATGGTTTAAATATTAGTACAAATTCATCACATCATCAACAAAGGGGTGTAGTTCCAGAAGATTTAAAACCAGCTATACCAGTAAAGAATATTATTAAAGCAATTGAAGAACAGTATAATATAACTTTTAAAACAAGTGAATTTCTAGACTCTGCTGCAATGACTAATTTGTATTTGTGGCTACATAGAGCAAAAGGAAGAATTACTGGAGATTTATTAACTGAATTAAGCAACACAACCTTTAACTGTACTTCAGGCACTTCTAACTGTAATCATTATAATGGTGTTCTTTATCCATCTGTTCAATTTAGTAATGGTGATTACATATTTACACAAGCGTATACAAATGGTTATGAAGAAGGATTTAAATTTACTGCTACAATAACACCAGCTTCAAGCACAATACCTTATTCAATTGAAATAGTAGATAGCTTAACAGATACTATTGTTGCAACTGCAAATAATTTATTAGGCACTCAAAGCCATTCAATAGGTTATGGTAAATTACAAACTAACACACTATCATTAAATGAGTCTAAGAGATTATTTGCAAGAGTAAGAAGTGTTGATCCTTTAACATTTTCTGCTGCGCTTTCAATAGAACATTCTTATTTTGATTTAGCTTTAGGAAGGTATGATTATAGTTTAACAGCAAACTACACTAGCTCATCTTCAAGTATTGTAACAAGTGCTACAATAATAATTACTGAACAAATACCAGAATTATCAATTAAAGATTTTTTAAATGGCTTGTTTAGAGCTTTTAACTTGACTGCTTATGTTGATTTTAATGACCAGATAGTAGTTAAAACTTTAGATAGTTATTATGCCGCTGGTGATACTTTTAATATTACAGAGTTTGTTAAAACAGATGAACATACTGTAGGAGAGGCATTGCCATTTTCAAACGTAGATTTAGAATATAGTGAGCCAAAAAGCATACTTGCTCAAACTTTTAGAAGTATGAACAACAGAAGATATGGTGAATTAAATTACATTGGTGATGCAAGTAAAAAGAATGAATACAAAATTACTTTACCATTTGAGCATATGTTGTTTGAAAGACTACAAGATAAAACAAGTGGCGCTTTAAGCACAATACAAGTTGGTAGTTTCTTAGATGATGATTTAAATCCAAGTATAGGGCA